AGCCTCGTTAGTATAAGAGCTATCATACCCAACCATAGCCAAAAACTTATTATTACAAATCATTAGTGATCCGTTGGCTTGAGTCATTGTGTGCCAAGTAGCGGCAGTTAAATTGATTTTTGGCCAAGCAGAATAAGTAACTCCACTTTTTAGAGTTGGTTGAGCAAAAGCTAAGTAATTTCCGGCCGGGACGGTAATGATTGAGTTTCCGGCGTCACCGACTGTTTTAGCAGTCACCGTCATAGTGGAAGAACTGGCTTTGGCGGCTGTAACCGTGGGATGAACCAAAGTACCGGTAGAGTAATTTGTCCCTATTGTTGCGGCTAAAGTAATTGCTTTGACTAAGTTATCAATGGCGGCTTCGGCGTTAGCACCGATTAGGACTTCATTTGGGATTGTTGTTGGAGATGTAGTTAAGGTGGTTCTAAAAGTATAGGTAACTGATCCGATTGTGACGGTAGATCCAGAAGCCGGAGTCCCGGAAACGGTTAGTGTTCCAGAAGCGGCCACGGAAGCCACGGTGGCGTCTACGTCAGTTGTCCAGTTTGTTCCGGGGATAACCTTGCGGTGTAATTTTGTTGAAGTTGTCCAATAAAGATAAGTATTTGACGGATCAAACCACTCATAAGCTCCGGTAATTTCACCATCAGCGTCCGTGTAAACCAAAGACCAAACGGCGGCAGAGGTTCGTTTATAAATTTTCCCTCCATCACCAAAACCATAAGTATCCCCGGTGGAAGAATTGACAAAAAAGTTGATAAGATCGGTAACGATAGTATCCGCTCCGGAAGCACCAGTACCGTCAGCCACCAAAGCCTGATTACAAACCAAAACATCTTCTGGACTTCTAATATCTAAATTTTTACCTGTCTTGAAAGAGCCATAAATCCCCCGATCCGAGTAGTCACTCTTCCCACCTTTAAACGATTTTAATTCGTATTTCATATAATTAAATATACCACCTAGCCGATGGTATAGGTTAAACTTTTAACGATACCGTGAGTTTCCTCAACTTTGTATTTATAGGTGTAAGTAGTCCCTCTGGCCGGGTATTGGTTAGTATAGGTTGTCCCCTTTGTGGCATATTGATTGGCATATACCGTGCTTTTGGTTGTATATTGATCGGCATAGGTAGTCCCCTTTGCGGCGTATTGAGAAGTATAAACATTATTTTTTTTATGGTAAAGTTCAATATCTTCATTATTTTTGATAATATGGTAACTTAGCCGTAATTTAAGACTTTTAATTTGGAAAAGAACAGAATATTTTAACGACTTAGTGATAGCCAAAGAAGAAAATACCGAATAGGTTAATGACTTTGTTTGGGATTTAGTTAAAATAATACGGTATCTTAGATATTTTTCACCGTTACCAATTCCATCAAGGGTTAGTTTAGAACCATCCTCTTGAAGAATATAGTCATCATCTTCCTGTTGAAGCCGGTAAGTAAATAATTTGTTTGGGGTGTAGACAATACAATATTTTAGAGACTTAGTTATTACTGGGAGAGTAATAAAGACCGTATACTTCAACGATTTCTCAATGGCCGCTACCGGGGCAACAATAGTGTAAGTTAAAGACTTGTCAATCTTAGTTGGAGAAACAACCTTATAAATAAGACTTTTCGTAATAGCACCGGGGAGATAAACAACCGAATAGGTCAAGGATTTGTCTACTGATCCGGGGGTAGAGAAAACGGTATATTTGAGACTCTTCTCAATGGCCGCTACTGCCGATTGGATGGTATAAATTAAGCCTTTCTGAATTGCCGTGGCAGTTAAGACTGTATATTTTAAGGACTTACTAATCGCAGTTTGTGGAGTGGTTACGGTATATTTAAGACTTTTTTCAATGGCTGTTACCGGTGAAACTACTGAATAGATCAGACCTTTCTCAATAGCCGTGACCGGAGCGACAACGGTATATTTTAGGGATTTTTGAATAGCAACCGGAGAGGTAACAACATACTTTAGGCTCTTTTCTACGGCTGTTTGGGTTTTCTTAACAGAATAGGTTAAGTTTTTATCTACCTGACGAGTGACGGTACTCTGGACAATATATTGAAGCGACTTATTGACTTCGGTATAAGTATATCCGTCAAGTAAAATCTTATCTGTTGTCTCTTGGAGTAGAAACTCCCCTGTTTCTTGGAGTAGTCGGTAATTTGCCATTGTGATTGTATTCTTTGTTTATGGTCATTGTATTGACGGTTTTAATTTATATTAAAAGTTATCTATACTTATTTGATTGTTAGTAGTAGGTTTTTTCATAGGAATTTAAGCATTAGATTTCGGCTGAAGCGGTAAAACTTGATTGAAAATAAGCAGTATTCTGATTTGAGTCTGAGGTTCTTGCTTCTATAAAATAACGAGAGTCACCAGATACACTACCTACCGTAGTTGAAAAACCAAGGTTTGCTCCATTTGTTAAAGTAACAGTTGGACTTATCCTAAACCAAACTGGATATGAGGCTTGAGCTCTATAAGTTGCTCCAGAAATAGAAGAACCACCATAAGAAAGATATCCTGTTTGATAATACCTCATACAATCTAAAAGTTCCTGAGCATAACTCTTTGGCATAAAAGGTAGAGCTACATCACCAGCACAGAGTTGGACTTGGGCGATGTCTATGTTGCCTGAACCGACAAAACTTTGAGCAGCCACAGCACCAACCCTGTCTTGATAAGTTGAACCCCAAGCAGTTACTAATGTTAGTCTTAAATTATCATCATTTGCTGTGCCAAAAGTTTTAGCGGCTAAAGTATTTGTTGTAAAGGTGTGAGTATATTTTGTCCAAGAAGATGTTAATGTCCAGTTAGTTCCGTTAATTATCTCAGCAGTTGTTGGACTACCGCCAGAACCATAATTTTGTTCTAAATAAATACCAATTTTTTTATTAGCAATATCACTTTTAGCATAGAAAGACACCGTAACCTTTAACCCATTTCCACAAAGAAATCTTGTTCCGTTTTCAATTCTATTTTCAAACATATATAAAGCTCCATTGCCAAATGAAGTTCCAGCACCATTTACATTTGTTCTAAAAAAGTAGAAAGAATTATTTAATTCACCAGGTGTTACCGCTTGTCTTGAAAAAGCAAAAGTTGGGGGAGTTCCTCCGTCAGCTCCAGCACCAGAGTGTCTCCACCTGTCAGCATCATAATATCCACCAGTTGCGGTTGAGCTTGTCGTTCCTCTCTGCCATACATCAAAATTTCCATTTATTATGGCTTGACGAGATAGAGAATTGTTAGAAGAAAGATAGTCATTATTTTTGTCCTTTATTCCACCAGTACCTTTACCACTTAATTTGAGATCTATATTTGTGTCATCGCCAGTAGCACTTATTTCTACCGCATTACCAGTAGCCGAATTAGTTACTGTAACTTCATTTACGGCACTTCCGGTGGCCGGAGTTTTAATGATTTCATTACCGCTAGTATCAGCGATAGCAGTTCCAACTTTAGGGGAAGTTAAGGTCTTATTTGTTAAAGTTGTCGTTAAACTATCAAAATAAGTCTTTAGTGTTGCCTTAATATTTGCCCAAGTAATATGTTTAGTAATCCCATTGGTGCTATCAACTATTGGTACTAAATCAACGTCAACTGCCGGGGTATAAGCTGTGAGTTCCGAAATCTTTTTATCTGCCAATTAGACCTCCTGTGGTCAAAGCTCTTTCGGCCGACCAATGATAATTTATAATTCTTTGACTTAATGTTCTTCTTTTAATTCCTATATATTTAGCCCAATTAGTAATTGTGTCACAAATCCCCATATATTTAATTTTAGTTGCCCTTTCAATATTTCTACTATTCAATGCCTGTTCTTTTTTTGTTGCCCACCGACAATTTTCCTTACAATAATTACCATTATTATCAATTCTGTCTAAGGTTAGACCATCTTTACAACTATCGGCCATATCATCAAAAAAACCACCAAAAGATTTCCATTTATCACAAAAACTAATACCTCTTGCTCCATATCTTAAAAAATTAGTATCTTTAGGATTGGTACACCTACTCTTCATATTTCCCCAAACACAATATAAATGAGATTGGTATAAATCTTTATTGTAATCTGCCATAAGAAGAATATATCAAATTTTTAATCATATAATTATTGAACTTGTATTAAATCAGCATTTTCAGTAATAATTGTCTCGCCGGATGGAGTAATAATTGTTATCATTTTGGCGGTTTTACCACAAATTTTTAATTCCCACCCAAAGCAATACATCGTAATAAAGGCTTCATTTTCTGCTCCCACATTTAATCTAGTAGTTTTATAGAAGTGAACCAATTTCATCTTTCCGGGTTAAATAATAGGGTATAACAGGGTTTTTCTTCGTGTACCATCTTAAAATAATGAAGTTTACTCTGGTCTATTTCCTTAAATTGATGGAAGTATCCGTCATCTCCAAACTGTTTGAAAACTGTCCCATCATCATAAACCGCTTCCCAACACCAAACTTCTTTCTGCCCGGCGTCTATTATTTCACCATCACGATTAAATAAATATTTCATTGTATTGTTATTTCTCCATTGTATTGGGATTATTTTAATTTTTAACTGTTTGCCTTACCTCTAGCCAAAGCGGCCTCGGATATAGCTTTGTAATTAGGATCTAATTTAATAGCGTGTTTAATATCTGTTGGATTAAAGCCAGTAACGCATTTGTGGTTAAGATACTCTTCTAAAGTGTCAAACTCAAAAACTTTTCTATTATTTTTTTGACAAATACAACAGATTTCCATAATTTATTTTATCAAATATTGCCCATCTTTAGGCTTAAGCCGTTTCATCGTATTGAAAACTCATTGTACTGGTAGAACCGGCAATATCCCCAGCGTCCGTCAAAATTTGGTGTACGAGGTAATCAGAATATCCAGCGGCAGTCAAAGCACCAGCCAAAGCTCCACCAATACCCAAATTGGCCGAAGCCGGAGTGGAAGTTGGCATAGCATTATCAACGTCAGCGATTGAAGAAGTGGTTGGAGTGGCATAGCTCTTAGCAGAATAACCAGCACCGGTAGCGGCATTGGTAACGTGAGTCGCCGATCCACCCAAAGCACCAGTCCTCCAAATTTTTAGATTATTGATAGCTGAAGAAGTCCCAATGT